CCGCTTAGCAGAAGTACCGCAACTTACTTATGCGGCGCGGGGGCATTACCAAAATGACGGCACTGTTCAACAATCCAAGGGGTATTTCCAGTGAACGATCCAGTTAATCATCCCGCGCATTATTCCAGTGGGATGCGGCAGTTTGAGGTCATCGACAAGATCGAGGATGCTGTGCAGTTTGCGCCAGATCCCGTTTTGGGAGGTTTGCAGTGGCAGGTGCTTAAGTATGTTGAGCGGTGCTGGTGTAAGGGCAATCCACAGCAAGACCTGATGAAGGCTAGTTGGTATCTACAACGTTTAATTGCAAAACTTCCTGGTGAGTAATGCCAACGATAGGCACCCTAAAAATAAGGGGCGCAACTTTACGGTCAACATCAGGATGAGCCGTGAAGAGATCGAAGCTGCCAGGAAGCTGGGTGATGGCAACATTTCGCAGGGTTTTCGGCAGGCGATTCGTTACGCTTGCTGGAAAAATATGCGTCCCATCAAGCTCAGTACGATGCTACGTTCGGCTGCTGTGATGGCTGCAAATCTTGAGGAGTTACAGGACTGATGCCTGCATTACAGATTCCGTGCCCGACGTGTGGGTGTAAGCGTACATACGTTGTACTTACAAACCAAGACACCGATGGTCGCATCGTGCGGAGGCGGCATTGCCGTGTCTGCAATGATCGCTGGTACACGCTCCAGCAGCCGGAGGTTGAGATCTCTCAGTACGACTTGGTGTGGCCGCGCAAAAAACCGACACTGCGGGTGTGAAGATTTACAACAGCCCGGCGGTGCAAAGCGGCTGTTGTGTAGTACAGTAAGTGAGTTGTCGCCCCACCTGAGGCCTCCATGTCTGACTTTTCCAAGGTTTCCACGCTTGTCGCCGAGTTCAAGGACAAGCTGAGCGTCATCATCAAGCGGGATAGCTCCCGGCATGAGATGGATGCTCACATCCCCATGCACGTCATGTCGTTGCTGGAGGACGAGCTAGAACCAGTGCTTACAGAGGTCATCGCTGCGATCGAATGGGAGCCTGGTGACGAAGATCTTTGTGGTGAGCCGCCGATCACTATGGCCGAGATGCACCAGGCAGCTTGGGTAGAGCATGTGCAGATGCACAGCTGAGGCAATTTTTGATGCAAATGCACTTTTGAGGTACTGAACAATGCGTTTTCTTCAAGGGATCGAGCACCTTGGGTCGCTCGCTAATGCCACGACGGTTGCGTTTGACTGTGAGACGACTGGGCTCCAGCCGAAATTCGGCGGGTTGCGGTTATTGCAGTTGGCCGCGCTAGACCGGGATCCGGTGGTCATTGACTGCTGGGAGTTGGAGGATCATCAGTGGGTTGACATCGAGGAGTTTTTTGCGCAGAAGCGGTATTGGCTGGCGCACAACGCGGTGTTCGACTTGGGATGGTTGCAGGAGCATGAGATTTATCCGAATGGCGAGGTGCTTTGCACCATGCTCGCCAGTCGGATACTCACAAATGGACAGTCCAACGTTAAGCACGGTTTACAGAATGTTGTAAAGCGTTACCTCAAGGAGGACATCTCCAAGGAGGAGCAGAAAAGTGACTGGTCTGGGGATCTGACCCAGGGGCAGTTGGAGTATGCCGCGAAGGATGTGCAGTTGTTGATCCAGTTGGATGGGCCGATCAATCAGCGGATGGCTGAGGCAAATCTGCATCGGGCGTGGTTTTTGGAGTGCAAGGCGTTGCCGGCGATGGCGCAGCTTTGGCGAACCGGCCTGCCGTTTGATCGCAACGGATTAGAGGCGCTTCAGCGGGAGTTGACGTTGCTGCATAAACAGAAGGGGGAGGAGTTTCTGGTTGCATTGGATCAGGCATTGCCGGAGGACAAGAAACTTCCGAGGTTTGCGGATGGGCGCATCAACACCAACGCCAAGCCGATTGGGACGAAGCGTGCTGGTGATCGAGTTGAGGCTGGATTCAATCTAAATAGCCCTAAGCAGCTGCTCGATGTCTTTACTGCATTACTTGGTAATGCGCCTGTTACGGCAGAGGGGAAGCCGAGTGCCAGCAAGCTGGTGCTGCGGGAGTATGTGGCGGACCATCCGGTGGTGGCCGATTATCTGACTTGGAAGCGGATTGAGAAGCGGCGCCAGATGGTGGAGTCGCTGCTCAAGCACTTGGGGGTCAGTGGTTACATAAAGGCCAGTTACATGCAGCTTGGGGCGGATACAGGACGAATGTCTTGCGTCTCTGGGGACACGGTTCTGATTACATCTCGCGGGGATTTTACTTTCGAGGAGTATGTACCCATTGAGGGGGACTTGGTCCTTACGCACATCGGTAGGTGGATGCCGGTTGTGCGCAAGCTGTACAGGGGCGTTGAGCCCGTCTTTGAGGTGGTCACTGCTGAAGGTGGTAGAATTTGCTGCACAAGCGACCACAAACTTTGGACCGGAAGCAGGTGGACGCGAATCAGTGATCTTTCTGTAGGAGACAGTCTTGGTTTATTCAAAGAAGTGGGTAGCACAGCAGCAAAACATCGAAGCTGTGCTGAACGAGTATCTGAGCGAACAAAGACCTACGGTGTACCAAGTAGCCGACACAGTAGGAACGAGCTATTCAAATGTGGTGAGGATCCTGCAGGAAAATTTGTCATTGGAAAAACGGCGAGCAGAGAAAGCATTGCGGTTATCGAGAGGGAAAATCGGTTCGTTGAACCCTATGAAGGGCAAGAATGGTTCCCTGCACCACAACTACGTGGGGGGAGCAGAGGACCACAAGGGTTATTTGACGGAGCCGGACGGCAAAGGCGGGAGGGTGTTCCAGCACAGATTGGTGATGGCACGTGCCCTGGGCCTAGAGAAATTGCCGCCGGCATTGCATGTGCATCACATCGACGGGAACACACGCAACAACATGCTGGACAATTTGGCGCTGGTGACGGCGGCTGGACACAAAGCTATACACCAGCAGAAACCCTCGTGGAGTCGATTAAGCCTTTGGGACCAGTGGGAGTCTGGGATATCGAGGTTGAAGGAGACCACTCCTACGCTCTCTACGGATTCTTGAGCCACAACTGCATGTCGCCGAACCTGCAGCAAATTCCAAGAGATTCAAGGTTTAGAGAGTGTGTCAAGGCGCCAGATGGGTGGAGACTGGTGGTGGCGGATTATGCGCAGATGGAGCTGAGGCTGGCAGCGGCCGAGGCTAAGGATGAGCTGATGATCCGGGCGTTCCAGCAGGGGACGGACTTGCACACACTTACCGCGATGCAGATTTATGGAGTTTCTGAAGATGAGGTCACTAAGGATCAGCGGCAAGTTAGTAAATCAGCCAACTTTGGATTGTTGTACGGAAGTGGGGCGAAAGGGCTTAGAAACTATGCTGCGGGGATGGGGATACAAATGGATATTACTGAGGCGGAAGAGGTCAGAAAAAAGTTCCATGCTGCATATAAAGGGATCAGCAAATGGCAGCGTGGTAATGCTCAGGCGGCTAATGCTGCTGCGGAGTTTGCCGCTGTCCGCATACGTCACTCGGGGTTGCGGCGGATTCTTCATGGTGATAACAACTCGCTCACGGTGCGGTGTAATACGCCGATCCAAGGGGCTGGTGCGGCGGTGCTTAAGCGCACGCTCGGTAAGCTGTGGCCGCTGCTCCAGGCAGAGGGGGAGGATGTTGTGCAGTTAGCAGGCGTCGTACACGACGAAATTATTTTGTTGGTGCGCGAGGGGGAGGCAGAGCGTTGGGCAACTCAACTTAAGGCCACGATGGAGGAGGCAGAGGCTGAGTGGTTGGACGGTGTTCCACCGCTGGCGGATGTGAACATCGGTGTGACGTGGGAGGAGGCGAAATGAGGCCGGTACCTATGACGTATATGGCTTTGTTGCGGACGCCGGGCGGTTTACTGCAGAAAGCCACGGTGGTGGCGGACAGCATGACCTGTGCCCATTACGCGATCCAGGAGTTGTGGCCGGGCTTGCGGATGGTCAGACTGACAAAGGAGGGAGACTGGTAGCAATGTGAGTCTTATGAATCCAAGCCCGAAGACGGGGAGGGAGCTTGTGTTGCAGTGGCTCTATGACGAGATCAAGCGGGCAAAGACCGCCGATCTCCATAGGGCCGCTGCTTTTTTGGAGTGGGCGTGGAAGATACGGAAGGGTTGTTCCAAGCAGAGGATTGGGGCGCGGATGGCGCAGGCCAATGGGTGGCGCAAGAAGGTCGACGCTCCGGTGCGTTGGTAGTGCTATTGTGTAGCAGAGTAGACAGTTTTTATGCCGCTTCAGCACGGACGGAAGCTCTATTGCCAGATTCTGTTGGACCAGCACAGGTATGCGCTGCTGGAAAAACTTGCCGGTAAAGAAGGCAAGCGCACCACGGCATTGATGCGTGAGATGGTGTACTCCATGCTGGAGAAGATGTTGCCGACCTCTGAGTATCGGGCGGCAGAAGCGGCGGATCATGCAGAGTGGGCGGATTCTATAAAACGGCGGGTGGAAGGGCGGAGACGTTCCAAGCAGGATGCCGCGGGCTGCTAGGCTTGCACAGTAGTTTCGCGGAAGTTCCGTGACGCGTTTTGTTTTGAAGGTTGGGGCCGAGTTTGTTTCCGCGGTTTACTCGTCAGACGAGTGGATGGCTTTTACTAAGAATCCTGATGACGCCTGTTCTTGGGTTACTTACGAGCGGGCTGTCGATGCTGCTCGAATTGTTTCTAGGAGCTGCGATAGCGAGGTCTTTGTTCACGCTATCGAAGAACCGGACTACCCGAAAAGCTGGAGTTCCAGTCGTGGGTGACGTTGCGAAGCCGCGGTATTACGAGTTGCAGATCTGGTTGCCGGGGCAGGGGGCGCTGCGGGATATTGTCCGTGCTGAGTCGCTCCAGCAGGCATTGCTATCTGCTAGGGAGCGCTATCCGGGTTGCTTGGTCGAGGTTCCAGAGGAGGTGGTTAAACTTCGGGCGCTGTCCAAGTCGTCCAATGGCGCAAAAAGTGAGCGTCTGCGCAAGCTGAAGGCACTCAAAAATAAGAGAAGTTGACTCGGCTATCAGGCAGAATCGCGGTCGTAGCCGCAGATTTCCGAGAGGTTATTGGCGGCTTCTTTGATGGCCCATGTGGTCTTGGTGCGCTCCATGTGATAGAGCGTGTTGAGGAGTAGGGCGGCTTCGAGGAGGCCTTGCCAGTCTTTTTCGTCGTAGCGTTTTCGGAGCCACGTGGTGTGTTTGGCTTCGTCGAAGGCGTTTTCGGGCGTGGATTCCAGGGGATTCATGATCACACGGGGCGGATTTTTAAGTACCAGCCGCTGTCGGGGCCATCGACTAGCCAGCGGGGGAGCCAGTTTTTGCGGGAGTAGGAGATGCCGGCGCCGCCCTTGTTACGAACGTAGCCGCCTTTGATGAGGTCGGCATCGCCGTTGGGGTCGTTGTGGATGAAGTGGGTTGGGGTGAAGCCTACGACGACGCTCCAGTGGCCGGTGCCTGTTGGTTGGGTAATAGGGCCGCGATGGAGCCAGCCGACAGGGACTGGGTAACCTGTGCGGATTTCGGCTTCGAGGTCGGCGGCGGTGCCTTCTTGTTCGAAGGTGGCGCGGAGGCCTAGTTGTTTTAGGGCGCCGATTTGGGCGTGTATGTTTGTACTATCCCCGTAGCGGGCGCGGATTAGGTTGTAGGCGTCGTCGTTGCCGATTTTGCGCCAGTAGCGGGCAACCATGGCGCAGCTTGAGGAGAGGCACTCGCGGTAGCCGGTGCCGCTTTTGTTGTCGAGTTGGTATTCGTAGGGGACTTTTAGTAGGACTTCGTTGATGTTCTTTTTCGCCCGGTCGTTGATGATGTTGATTAACTTGCTGGAATAGGCGGGGTCGGTTGCATAGCCTTCTTTTTGAAGCCAAGCGGCGGCTTCTTCCAGGGTGGCAGCGTTGTTGCAGCCTTTGTAGGTTTTGAAGTCTTTGTACCAGCGGTCGACGAGGTAGCAGACGGCGGTTTGGATGTCGGGGAAGTTTAGGAAGCTGGCGGTGATGGTGACCCAGTGGCCGTTGATGAATTCTTGGGTGCTGGTGTCGGTGCCGTCGCCTTTGAGGCCGAAGAAATTATTGCGGCCGCTCACGACTTTGCCGTGGTTGGACTCCAGGGCCCATTGGGCGGCGACGAGTTCGGGGAATTTGGCGCCGGCGGTGCGTCCGGCAAGTA